CCATTGTAGAACCACCACCGCAAGCAAAGCAGCTAAAGACCGTTCCTTTATCTTTTGTAAAGTTGGCTTCTTTTATCGTCCATTCGTATGGAAATTTATGATCTTTCATTTTAGTATTTGTTTAATATCCTCTTTACTCTTACCGGCATAGAAATCTTTAACTATTATCATTTTTGTATGAAGTTTTAAGTCTTCCTTAATATCCCCCTTTCTATTCTTAAAGTCAATCTGATTAAGTTCGTCTAGCTTTTCCTTAAAGTGAATTACACTAGACGGAAACCCTATTTGCTGCCCGTAAATTATTTTCATTTGATTGGCTGCTTTTTCTAACCATGCCCACCGATCCGATGCGCTTAGATCAATTACCCCTAACGCTTCCAAGTGTTTATAGTAAACGCTATATCCGTAGTCTTGCCCCGCTTCATAATTAGCGAATCCTAAAAGTATTACTTTGATCTTGTTTTCTCTGCTTATTTCCATAACTTAAAATTGTGGTTGGTTGTTATCCATTGCGTTGTAATCCCTAAACCTTGCTTTGTTTCCCTCAAAACCTAGTCTTATTCTCCCTACGTTCCCGTTTCTATTCTTGGCAATTATTAAATCAGCCATGCCCTCGCTATTGGTTCCGTCCTCGAATGTCTCCATGTCGTAATACTGTGGGCGATAGCAGAATATTACAAGGTTGCTATCCTCCTCCACGCTACCGGATTGTTTAAGGTCGCTTAATTGCGGCATCTTAAGCGGTCTATTCTCTACCTCTCTGTTAAGCTGTGCGAGTTGTATTATCGGAATGTTTATATCCTTAGCTAATTGTTTTAGTGTTCTGGTTATCTTGGTTAGGTTAGCGGTGTCATTGCCTCCCTTTACTTGCCCGTCGATTAAAGTTAGGTAATCGATAACCACCAATCTTAAACCTTTCCGCGCCTCCTTTCTAACCCTATAAACTAAGTCTCCTAGCTTGCTACTATGCTCATCAATTATTAACCCCGTCTCATTAATTTGGTCGGCTGCGATATTAAACTGATCCACTCTATTCGCTTGTATGGTATTGGTAAACAACTCTTGCATTGTAAAGTCTGACTCACTAGCTACGATTCTCTTTATCAATTCGCTTGCGGTCATCTCCCTGCTAAACACTAACACCCTCTCTGTCTTCGCTACGTGGTAGGCAATATTCATGGCTAGAACACTCTTACCCATTCCTGGCCGCCCCGCTATTGTGATGAGGTGGCCGTCTTGCATACCGCCCGTGGTCTTATCCAATACATCTATTCCTGTTTGCATTCCTACTACTCCCCCGCTAGTGGCTTGTATTAGTATTTGCTCCTTAGTTTCTGTAATCATTTCATCAAGTGTAGCCACGCCCTCTTGAGTGTTTTCGCTTTCGATTTCATCCAGCCTAGTAATGTGATCGGCCATTACTTCTTGAAACGTGTCGGTATTACCTTCTAAGCTGTTTAGGTAAGGGGCTAATCCTTGCAATCTGCGTTTAAGATAAATATCTTGCACGAACTCACATAGTTCCTTTTGGTTACTCGTTCCGCTTACGATTGCAGTCAGCCCGATACAATAGCTTACAATATCATTTTCAGGCCGTTTAATGAACTTTTGGCACTCCGTTGGCGTGTTTATCACATCGGGACGCTTACCCGCTTCAAATAGGCTTAAAATCGCTTTAAAGATCGCTTGTCTTAATTCGGTAGTAAAGCAGTTAGGGTTCTTAATAGTTTCGATTAAAGATAAGGCGCTGGCATCGGTACACATCGCGGCCCCTAGTATGTATTCTTCTTGCTTCATAATGGTTTATAAGTTCTGTCTTGTTTCTGGTTGTTGTTTGGTTTGGTATTAAAGTTATTAGTGTGCCAAGTATTAAGCCTATGCGATACGCTCCAAGTTTTTTGTAGTTCTTGCTTAAATTTAGAATTGCTTTTATTTGGCTCAGTCCAATATGAATAAAATTTATTAATCATATCCTTTCCATATTGCTCTAAAAAAGGTTTTAATGTTTCAGCAAATTTTAATTTGCGAGCATCTATATTCTTTTTTCTTATCTCCTCTTCTCTCTTCTTCTCTTCTCTTATGGCATCACTTTCGCTTTGCGGATCAGATGCGATCGCATTGCGCTCGCTTGATTCCTTTGCCAGCTTACGTTTACGCCAGCCCTCTTTTGCGTTGTTGCTGTTTTGTGTGCTAGTGTTACCGAAAGCGTCTAGCTGTTCATTAAGGAAATCAATACAAATTTGACCCTCTTCTAATGCGATTATGTTCTCCTCGCAAAGCGAATCTAATGCGGTCGCATTGCCAGCGCATAACTTTTGCACTGCTAGTTTATATGGAACGTCTCCCAACCTTGACCAGTACATACAACAGAGGTCTATAAATAACCCTTTGTGTTCCCTAGAGAGTATCTGAATGTTTCCATTTTCCCACTCGTTAGGCTCAAATTTAAAATATGGTAGCTCCTTTGCCATTAACGAAAAAACCTCTAGCGTCAGGAGTCGAGAGTCCGTCAGCTAAAGGTCTTGTTATAAGTTCTTATTTATCGTCTCGACTCGATAGAACAAATATAGGGATTAATTACTTATGTTTCCCAATCGCTTAAAATTATTCCCGCCCCGTAAATCTTTTCAAAGATTAAATATCCCGCTTCCTCTAGGAGGTAGATGTTTTGGTATAAGGTCGGCTTATGGATACTTAACTTCTGGCTTAAGTCCTTTAAAGTTGTATCCAGTTCCTTTACTTCTAAGCTGTTTAAGTAGCATAGTATTACCTTGTCAATAGGTGAGAGGTCGGGGTTTGTTGTTATGTTCTGTATTGCTTCCATGTTGTTGTTCAGTTTAAAAATTATGCGTGTGCCTTGCAATCTGGCCTTGTTGCGGGTGGTGGATAAATGACTCTATCGCAATCTTAGCCCCTACCAAACCTTTATCGGCATGCCATTGGTCTGGCGCGCTTGGGCTTCTTAAATACTCTACCGTCATTCCTATGTAATCCTTGCCGCTACGGAACTTAAATACATCCTTGTGGTGGATATGATGCAGAAAGCAATAACGATAAACAGCGTGCGCCCAAAGTATAGGTGCTTCGTGCGCTGCTAATAACGGTATCTGATCTAATTTAGCTCCTTCTCCGTGAGAAAACGCTAAGAAATTAGTTCCATATAGGTAATACTTTCGATGCACGTTTGTCACATCAAAAGTTACATTTTGATTGTTGTGAAAGTAGCAGCTAACACTATCAGCTAACATAAAGCCCGTCATATAATCGTGATTAGACGGGCAGTGTATTACATGAACGGGTGCAATAGTTGATAGGCGCTGAATGATCTGAGTGTAGACTATCCGAGCGACTTTAAAATTATCGTACCACATCCCGTCCGTGTCTTGGTTCGTTCCTTTGGTTGTGGATCCCGTGGTGTTGTCGGTGTGGAGTACATCGTTGCCAATGATAAAGAAAACCTTATCTATGTTGTAAGGCTTGGACTTATCTATTAATGACTCGGAGGCTGTTATAGCCCTTTCAATTGCTACGTCTACATTGTAATGGTTCCCCGCCCCTCCTACCGTTGACAGCTTCCCTACGTGGAGATCGGCAATATCTAGCACTAAGCAATGCGGGTCAGTTATCTTCTTGCGCTTATACTTCTTAACTACTGGTGAGAGTTCGAGCATCTCTGCAATCATGTCCTCTCGGAGGATGTCGTAGTCTATAGTGTGCTCTTTAAAGTCCGGATTCTTAACTAGGACAGAAACGCCCTCTTCTTTAACCCATGCAACCTTCCAACTATTTTGTTTTAGGTTCCCTCGGTGAAGGGCCTCATCTACAACCGAGTCTTGTTTAATGGCTAGATACTCCTTTTCTTTGTCGGGCCTAAGTGAGTACCGCCCGCTTTTATTGGTTTCTATTCCTAGTTGCTTTGCTGTCTCGTTGTTTATACGGTAGCGGTTTTCTCTTTTCTTCGGCATAAAAAGTAAAAATAAAGAAGGTTAATACTATCAATTTATTAATGATGAATATTAGGCTTAAGGTGTTGGCGTAGATAGTCCCCACTCTGTAACTGATTAAGGTAGGGTCTAAAGGTATTTTAATTTATTCAAAGATTAACCAGTTTTTTAAATTACTGGCGTTTATTTAATTAACTAATCGGCTATCGTAAAATCAATGTCCGTTTTAATGGCTGAAATAATATAACGTGTCCCAAGTTTAAGAGATTTTTGGGTAAACATATCCTAACTTACTAGGTGTATATATGTAGTGGTGCGCTTATCCAGTTGTTATGCTCAATTACCTTAACTCTATTTCCTTCCAATAACAGTTATTTATATTTCTTAGGATATTCCATCTATTAAAATGTTGATCCACATATTCATCTTTTATCCAAGTCATACCTAGTTCTTTGCTTTCAAATTGACTGTAGTACTTCTTCCACTTTTCAAGAGTCTTGTTAAACTTGGTTACATACTTGGTAGCAGTTGTCTTTTTATCAGTTACAAATACATTAGCCTCATACCAATCATCATAACTACCACCGCAATATCTTACTATATACATTTTCGTCATCTATCTAAATTTAAAAGAGCATAACACGGTATATAAAAAATTCCGCTTTGCTCCACATTTCATATACTAATCGTTACCCACAATAAAAATTACTTAGCCCAATCAATTTTACTTTTTAGAGTTCTAAGAAGTGCAGGGAAAAGGTGTGATAAATCATCTGCACTCATTCCGTTCTTTTCTGCTACAACTGCCATTGCGTGTGCAAGTGTTGCTTCTGCGTGTTCATCTTCTGTAAATGCCCAATTCTTAACCATAAAATGTACAGGGTAAACAGTTTGCATACCTTTTTTGTAATCAAATTTTAGTACATCTTCCATAATCGTAATTTTAAAAGTGGGTAACACTGTATAAAGTGAAAAGCCCACAAGGGTTTGTTTTAAATAGCCAAATTTAGGTGTGGCTTCTCACCTTATACTAAACGTTAGCAACAATAAAAATTATTCCATTCCGTCTATAAAATAAAACATAGGTTTCAATAACTCATCTTCTGTTTTAGTCCAACCTCTTATTATCATATAAGGAAAAAATAAGGGTGTTAAAATAATAATAGTGTATGCGATAAATCCAAGTGTGTTTAATATTCTCTTTACCATAATTTTAAAAGTTGCTAACAAAGCCTATAAATAAAAGCCCTGTCAAGGTTATTGTTGTGAATTAAACTTTGTATTAATGGCTTCAATTCATAGCCTAGTCATTGTACACAATGCTAGGCTAGTCCATAATAATTAGGTTCAGTTCTTTTCTCGTTGGAGAAAAAATCTATTAGAGTTTTAATTTGCTCTAGGTTCATTATTTGGGTTTCTGCTTTTACATTACCTGTCTTTGGGCTATCTATTCTTACCATTTTACAAAGTTTAGTATCTTTTTGCCAGTCCAAGTAAATCTTCTTTGTTAGGTTCTTTGTAATTATGCAATAAGCATATCCGTGTTCAGCCTCATAACAACTATCAGAAGCAATTTCTACACTAAAGCCCAAAGCCATAATCTTGTCGTAATCTATTTTTTCTTGTTTCATTTTATTTAAGTTTTTATTATTAATTCCGCACTATGTACAACACGTAATATATTTAATGGCTAAAAATCCACTAACCATATTCCCATCGTTAGCGTTCATTTGCCAACGCTTGATCTATATTTACATAACCAAAAGTTCCATCATAAATACACTCTATCCCGTGCATTATTAAATATTTCTGAAACGAGTAATCATTTTTGTTTTTTAATGATGAATGGAACTTTTTATATTCTTGTACCATAAAATCAATTACGGTTGAAGACACTTTAGTCTTTAAATGCTTTGTTTCTCCGTTTTCAACTACACTGTAGTATTTAATTTCTATTGCCATTATATTCTAATTTTTACTGCCAACGCTCAAAAACAAACGCTAACAAGGTTTATATTCCATTTTCGTACCTCAAATGACTAACCATAGCCATCACGTTACGGCCTAAAATCGCTTAACCTAATCCCGTATCTATCCCCTGGCCGCCCCATATTCTCACGCTGCAAGTAACCCATCGCATGTAGTTTAATAGTTTCTTGCGCGGTGGTAGTTCGTCCGATACCTAACAACTCCGATATATCCGTTAACCGCCCCTCGATAAAATCAGCCTCTAAAGTGTTTAGGTATATCAGTATTAAGCGTTGTATAGGTGTGAGGCTTTGGTTTTGGATAATAGTCTGGTAGTCGGTTTTTTCTTTTTCTGGTGTCATAGTTTACGATCTAAAATTACTTAATAATACTCCGACTTTGGAGAGGGTTTTTTTCTGCATATAGCCAGCCCGTACTAACTCCCGGATCGTGCGCTCTGCTGTCTGCTCTGTTACTACAATGTCCTCGCCTATGATTGTGTAGTTGGTAATAATCTCGTCCTCTTGCTGCGCGTTTAGGTAGGCTAATAATAGGCGCTGCAACTTTGTTAAGTCGGGGTTTGCTAGGATGGTTAAGATATCGTGTAATCTGCTCATTAAAATAATTTTAGGGTACTTTTCTTTTCGTTTACAATGTCTCTATGGTTTTTTGCGTTTAAAGCAAAGTATGACTCTTTAAGCTCAATGCTAATAGATTTTCTATTCATCTGTATTGCTTTAAACCCCTCTGATCCTATACCGCCAAATGGGCTAAATATGGTTTCTCCTTCATTTGAATACAAATGGATAATTCTCTCGATGGTGTCTAGTTGTAAAGGGCAAATATGCTTCTCGTCATTTCCATCTCTACCCGATCTGTATTGTAGAGTTCTACCATAATCAATATCCATCCATACAGGTGAAGCGTATTTTTGCCACAAGTCCACAGGTAGATAATCCGCTTTGCTATCGTCTTTATCTTGATGGGTAATTGGTATTAAATTATCTCCTTCATTTCTAAAGTAAAGAATATAATCAGGAATACCCACCCTAGTCATTGCGCTATCTTTCTTAATAGTCTTATGGAGTAATCCTAATGCTTTAGTTCTTTGCATTTCAGTTACTGGGTTCTTCCATATTGTAACCCTAGAATGATAAATAAAACCTTGATCTTGAAACCATTTAGTAATCATGCCGCTAAAGTCCCTGAGTCCAATATATCCTTCTTTGCCTTTTTGTATTGGTAAGTCCATGCAATGAATAGCACATATTCTACCTGGTTTTAATACTCGTTTAAGTTCTGGAATCAGAAATTTAAAATGATGCTCAAATTGC